GTCTCAGGATTTGCAACACTTGATAATGTTGACCAGACTGGTGATGTAGTAACCTCTGAAGCAAGCATTAAAGCATTTGAAAATTTCCGTGGAAATCTTCGTGAAATGCATCAGCCAGTTGCTGTAGGTAAGATTGTTTCTTTTAAGCCAGAAACCTATTACGATCCAGCATCAAAGGAATTCTATAACGGAGTTTATGTAGATGCATACATTTCAAAGGGTGCTCAAGATACATGGGAAAAAGTTTTAGATGGAACCCTCGCAGGTTTCTCTATCGGCGGAAAGATTATTGAATCAGATAATGAAGTTAATAAGGCAACAGGTAAGACTGTAAGATTTATCAAAGACTATTCTCTAATGGAGTTGTCAATTGTAGATTCGCCAGCAAACGAACTTTGCAACATAATCTCAATATCTAAGATGAACGGTCAGCTAGTATTTAAAGGAATGGCAGCGGATATCGTAACAGAAAATATTTTTTATTGTAACGAATCTGATTCAGTATTCATTTCCACAGAGTCATCATATGATTCCCCAGTTACAGGTAAGCCTGCAACATTGATCGGATGGGTAGAGTCAAACGATGTTAACAAAGCAAAAGAAATAGATAAGATTCTTGATTTACATAAAAAGTCAAGATTGTCGACGCCTGAAACACAAATTGCAAAACAGGCAGACATAGAAGGAGGTAAAGAAGTGTCAGATAACACAGAAAACGTAGTTGCAGAAGATGCAGTAGCACCAGAAGCAACCGTAGAAGACACAGCAGCAGTTGCTCCCGCAGAGGAAGCACCAGCTGTTGAAGAAGCTCCTGCAGATGCAGTAGTAGACGCTTCTGCCGAAACTCTAGAAAAAGCAGCCGACGTATCAGAAGTTATGGTTGATGAACCTGATTTTGCAAAGATGCTAGGCGATCTTAAAGGCTTTTTCTCAGAAACACTAAATAAGGCTTCAGAAGCAAATGCTGCTCAAGTTTCACTTATCAAAGATACAGTTGAAACATTCAGCAAAAGCGTTGATGGTCGTATTTCAGAATTGGCAGAACAACATACAGCACTTTCAAAGGCTGTAGAAGATATCAAGAACACGATTGATGGCGTAGAAAAGCGTGTCGATGCAGTAGAATCAGAGACTGCAATTAAGAAGTCCTCAGACCTTGGCGGGTCTCAGGAAGTAACAATCAAAAAATCAAAGTGGAACGGTTCTTTCCTCGGTTCCGTAACAGAATTAATTAAATAAGGTAGGTGAAATATAATATGAGTAATGAAACATTAGAAAAGGCAATCGCAGCAGGCACAACTGCTACAAGTACCTTCACTTCTTCTAGTAGCACTGTAACAGGTGTTCACGTAGGACAAGAAGCAGGTAACGGTGGTCTTTTAAATGCAGAACAATCAGCCCGCTTTTTAGATTATATGTTCGACGCAACCGTAATTGGAAAAGTCGCACGTACAGTCAGAATGAGAAGCGATACAGCAGAGATTGATCGTATGTCTGTTGGTGAGAAGCTTATGACTCTCGCAACTGAAGGAGATGAAACTGGCTCAAACGCAGCAGTTACTTTCTCAAAGATCTCTCTTTCAACAAAGAAACTTCGCTTGAACTGGGAGCTTTCAACTGAGTCTCTAGAAGACAATATTGAAGGTCCAGATCTAGAAGATCACATTGCCCGCTTGATGGCAACACAAGCAGGTAACGACATTGAAGATGTAATCCTTAACGGAAACACATCATTGTCCTCAGACAATCTATACAAGTCATTTGATGGCATTGTAAAGAAGGCAAAGGCTAGCGGACACGTTGTAGCTGGTGCAGGCGCAGGAGTATCTCGTGAGCTTTTCAACAAGGCTCTAAAGGCACTTCCACGTAAGTACAAGCAACGTCGTGGCGACCTTCGCTTCTTGGTAGGTTCAAACCTAATCCAAGATTTCCTATATGCTAACAGCATTGGAACAAACCAGACAATCCCACAAGATATCGCATCAAGCGTTATCCGTGGCGCAACTCCAGGACTTGGTGGTCCAGCAGGATACGTAGCACCATTCGCATTTGGTATTCCAATTGTTGAAGTTCCTATGCTAAAAGAAGCACAGGATGGCACATATTCAGGCGAGACTGGCGATCACGGAGATATCCACTTGACATTCCCAAATAACGTAGTTATTGGTATCAAGCGTGATGTAACCGTCTATCGTTTCTTCCAGCCACGTAAGGACTCAATCGAGTACACAATGTATACTCGTGTTGGCGTTCAAATCGAGCAGGCAGACGCATGGGTAGTTGTTAAAGACGTTAAGATTGCTTCCTAATTAATAGGATTTAGATCTGCTAAAAGCCCCCTAAATTAATTTTTGGGGGGCTTTTCATTTTAATTTAGTAATGCTATAATTGTTTAGAGTAGAAATAGGAGACATATATGTCATTTGAGACATTAAAAGTATCTGAGATAAAAAAGATTGCAGAAGATTTTGCAGTTGATACAGATGGTCTAAAAAGTAAGGCCGATATCATTGCCGCCCTCGCAGAAGAAGGCGTAACTTGGTCTGTATATAACAAGACCATGGACAAGATGGAAGAAGAAGATATGACCGTAGAAATCCTGCCTAAGTTTGATCCAAAGGCGGAACAGCCAGAAAACACAGTATTAGTAAGAATGACTAGAGATAACTTTAGATATGATATTATGGGATTTACGTTCACAAAAGAGCACCCATTTATTGCAATGAGTAATGAAGCAGCGCAAGCAATTTTTGATAAGGAGGAGGGCTTTAGATTAGCAACTCCAAGGGAAGTCCAGGAGTACTACAACTAGTCTACGCCTCTTAAATGGCAGAAGTATTAGTAGGTTCACAATCTCCAGTAACACATAAAGTGTTCTGGAACGGAGATGTTGCAGACGCAACCTCTGCACCAATTGTCAAAATTTATGACGTAACAAATGATCCAGCAGTAAGTCCTGCGATTGCTTCGACCACGCTTTTGACAACCATTACATCAACCCTCGATGAAAACAATCCAGGAACATATACAGTTAACGTCCCTTATGCATATACCGACAGAAACAGAACTTTAAGACTTAAGTGGGAATATGCAGTTAGCGGAACATCTGTTGTTAAAACTGAAGACGTTTTTGTTGTAACTCCTTACGTTGATTTTAATCATATTCAAGATATGGGCTTTGCGTCAGATTCATCTGACCCAGGATATAAATCATATTCAGATTTAATTAAAGCAGAAAAATATGCTCGTAAACAAATTGAAGGTTATACAGGACAGTACTTTTATCTATATGATGACGTGTATGTTGTATACGGATATGAGTCAGATACTCTACCACTTCCTGCCAAGATCAACTCTTTGCAAAAGCTATTTGTAAAAGATATTTTACTTATAGATAATTTGTCTAGCCCAGCAGTCAACAACTGGGGATTAGCAGTAAATATATCTGAAACAAAATTTGGTCTTAGAGTTGACAGGTCTAGCACACTAGACAACGCTGTCTATATCGCAAACGGAATGGTGCCTCCAAGCATTCATGATTACTCTGGAATATTCAAGTCTGGTATTCCTTATAAAGTTCAAGCAAGATTTGGATGGGACTCTGTTCCTGAGAATGTAGAACAAGCGGCAGCAGAATTAATGAAAGACTACTTCTCTAAAGATACAATGTGGAGAAACAAATACGTAAAGAACATATCTACATTTGACTGGGACTTTGAATATACAGGAGATGCCTACACTGGAACAGGTAATGCATATGCAGACAACCTATTAGCAGATTACGTCTTAACAGCTAAAGCAGAGATTATATAATGAATAGCATCGTAGACTCTGTCTTGTCTATGAACTTAGATGTATATAGACAGTCTGAGATTCAAGATACCGACACGGGGGCAATAGTCAGAGAATGGAATTTTTATAAAACTGTTCCTTGCCACGTTAAAGGAGTTATTAGCAACTCTGCTACCACCCGCTCTAGCGATAAGCAGATATTTTCAAATAAGTATTTAAACGATCAGGTTGTTCAAGTTAGAACAGCAGAGAAATTAACTGCCAGAGAAAAAGTTACAAACATTAGAGACTCAGAAGGCAACACCATTTGGAATGAGATCAATTATCCAAATGAGACTCCAACAGTATTTGAAGTTATGGGAACAACTCCAGTCACAGATCCGTTTGGTCGTGTGATTGCATATAACTCATCTATGAAGAGATCGGAGAACCAGCAAATTGGACAATAGCGGAATGCTGGTTCAAGCAGCAAGCGGACTTGAAAGAATGATGTACGCAAATCAAAACGGACCTTTAAAAGACAGCACAGTAGCTCAGATATCAGCCTATGTATATTATGAAGCAGCAGTATTGTCCAAGCTTACAACTAATGTTCAATTTAAGGCATTGTTTACAAAAACAATATTTGATCAGATAAACTTAGACTTTGGAAATTATATAGATGCATTGGCAAGGTCAAAACCTAAATCCCTGCATCATGTTTATGAATGGAAAAAGACTGGAAATAAGACCGCAAGACTTTTTAAATTAAATAAAATATCAGAAGACGGATTATCATTTAGACTAAACTACGAGTTTTTGCCATCAAGATCTATGGTTCCTGGTGCAAGTGGAAAACGTAGACATATGTTTGCAAACAAGGCTTCAGTTATGGAAGCAGGAAAACCTTTGGTTATTAGACCTAAAAATGCAGAGCGTCTAGTCTTTGAAATAGATGGAGAAACAGTGTTTATGCCTAAAGGCAAATCTGTAACAGTTAGACGACCTGGCGGGTCTGGCTCAACTAATCAATTTACTTTGGCTCACTCAAGATTTTTTAGCGGTAACTTAGTTAATGCTTCAATTAAAAGTTCTGGATTTCAAAGAATATTTAATTCAAGCATGAGCAAGGCGCTTAGAGTCCCTTCTAATATCAAAAAAGTTCAGTATTCCTTTTCACCAAATTTAATTAGATCTCAAGCAGATTCTGCATTGGCGGCTTCATTTGGAGGTGTAATGTGACGGCTAACTATAAGCTAGATGCAATGCTAGAGCTTCGCAAGTATTTATGGAAAGAGTTGTATACTCGTAATATATTTGACGAGGACGAATATTGGTCAGATAACTTAAATGAGAATATTGTCCCAATTATCCCAGTTCAGCAGGCGGCTGAAATGAATCAGTTCTTGAGCGGCAAGAAGCATATAGTCTATGACAAGATCGGAATGTCTTATGAAGACAATTGGCTAATTTGCTGTGAGCAGATTATGTTTACCCTATATTCAACATCAGTGGCGGATATAAATGAGATCCGAAACTATATGACTGATGAGTTTAGAAGGATGGATGAGTCTGCCAAAGATATAAACAAATGGACAGATCTGTCAAATAAATTTAAATTTCATAGCATATGGATAGCAGATATTTCTCCAACCGCCCCGTCAGAAGAACTTCAGGGATTCTTTTCGGCAGAGGTCATACTGGAGATCAAATATTCCAGAATCACAGACAACGTAGGCAGATTCCTCTAGGGTTTGCCTTTTTACCCATTATGGAATAAACTTATCCTAAGAGGAAAGAAGCCTAGCCAGCTTCGATTTAAGATTTTAACATATATATATATATTGAAATATAGGAGGTAAGAAAACTATGGCACAATCCGTAGGTAATGCTAAAAATATTCTCGTCGGTGCATCTCCGTTGTTCTTGTCAACAATTGACGTTAACGACGCAGATTACATCGCAAACGCAGAAGCAGGCGTAGCAATTGCATCAGGCGCAGGAACAGTAGGCGTCCCAGCATTTGCAACAGGAGTATCATACACAACTACACTTAACAATGTAAACCAGACAGCAGGACTATTTGGATACCGTAACGTTGGTTTTACTAACAACGGTCTTCAAATCACATATAACCCAACATACGATTCAGTAACAGTAGATCAGCTACTTGATACAGCTAAGCTATTCAAGTCTGCAATGGAAGTTATGATTGCAACAGAAATGTCAGAAGGTACTCTCGAGAATATCGCAGCAGTATTTGGACAAGCAGCATCAACTCTTTCAACAACAGGAACTGGAACAGGAAAGAAAGACACTCTCGGTCTAGAGGCAGGT